CTTTACTTGACCTCGAACAAGGACAAATCAAAACCGAAACAACATGTGTCTACAAACACCAACAAACCTACTACATCTTGGAAAACATCCCATGAATCGCACAACCCGTCGATTCTTGTCGAAGCACACCCGCACTTCAGCCAAAGAAGAACAATTCGTAGAACGCCTCACAAAGAAAGCGATCTATTCAATCTGTCCCCCTCAACTGGCTCATGAAGCAATCAATGGCTATCGCCGCTCAGCGACTGACCCTGAAGCAGGAGAAAAAGACTTCCTCAAAACGGACCTTCCATATCACGATGTACCCAGAGACTTTCATTATAAGAGAGCTCTCCGCGTATGTGAGAAACTATTTCGTCCCACCCGACGATTGAAACCCATCTCGTTTCCCGATCTAAGGTACTACCCTTGGACGCTACCAACATCAGCAGAGGCCCCTTTCACCGAAAGCAAATTCTGGCAAGAACACGTTAAGCAAAAGGCAAGAGAAGGAGAAATCGATACCGAACGTCTCACTTTTCACAACCTGTACAACGAGATTTTCCACATCAACAGACAACTCGTCCATGATATCAAATATGGCCGAAAACCGTTCTGGACCGACAATGGAGAACCTATACCGTACGAGTTCACCTACTTGCATTCACGCGCTCACATGGTTAAAGAAGACAAGCCCGACAAAATTCGTGCCGTTTTTGGAGTCCCAAAACTCCTATTAATGGTCGAAAACATGTTCATCTGGAACATCCAGAAAGATCATCTCAACCGTCCGCTTGGCACTTCACCCCTATTATGGGGATACGAAACTATCCGTGGAGGATGGCGCAAGCTCATCTCTACCCTGACCACCAAATCATTCAACACCGTCCTATCGGCTGATTGGAGTGGCTTTGATCACAAAGCACTTCATGAAGTTATCGACGACGTTCATGATATCTGGCGTTCATGGTTCGACTTTGACTCAGGCTACGAGCCTCAGAAAAGCGACGAATACGACTACACAGACACCAAGACCCGCGAAGAACAGATCGAAAGATTATGGCAATGGATGTGTCATGCTATCAAGCACACACCTATTAAAGCCGAATCTGGCAATATGTATCAATGGCTCTGGAATGGAATAGCCTCAGGCTTCCAACAAACCCAGCTGCTCGACTCATTTGTCAACGCAATCTATCTGCTCACATGCTTATCCGC